AGAGAACTTATAGTGGTTATCCTGCGAATGATGTATTAGATGCAAGATACAATGGTGTTTACATCAATGGATTCTTATCTACATCTTCAAGACTTTATGCACCAGGTCAGATTGAAATACAGAATGGTGACCCAACAATTTTCTTGAGAGATACAAACCATCGTTCATCGATGATTCACCAAAACTCTAACATATTCTATGTGTTGAGAGGTTCTGGTAATAACTCAACATCTTGGTCAACTTACAATGGATATTGGCCATTAGAACTTAGAGTAGATAATAACGAAGCTTTATTTGGTGGTAATGTTACCGCAATCTACTCAATGTATGCACAAACATTCTATGATAGGGATAATAGTGGATACTTCTTAAATCCGGCATCGGATAGAAGTTCAAATATCAATGGATTTACTTCAAGAACAAAAGATACATTAGGTATTACATACAAATACAATAGACCTCGTTCATCAATTACTGGTGATACAAACTATTGGACTGGTGCTATGGGTTGGGGTCGAGAAGACTTCAACACAGTAATGACTTGGGGTAGTGGTTTCTTTGATACATGGTCAAATCCTGCAAATGAACCGCCTGATACTTCTCACTATGTCGGTGTTCAGGCATATCACTATACAAATGCTTACAATAGTGGTTATGGTTGGCAGATGGCAGGTGGTGTAACTGATTCACTTTGGTGGAGACATTCTTGGCCAAACAATAGTGGTTGGTTTAAGATTGCAATGTATGATAACAATGCATCTACATCAAACTTCTACGCAACTCGTTACTATGATTCGAATAGTACTTCTTATTATGGTGACTTTGCCTCAACATCTTATTTCAATGATATCAGACCAAATATCATGTATGATAGAAACAACACCGCATATTATTTTGGTTCAGGTTCGGGTGATGCAAGAGCAAATACGATGAGAGCATGGAATTTCTATGCTGATGATTGGTTTAGAAACTACAATAGTGGTGAAGGTTTATACAACCAAAATACCGCAATGCATTGGTATTCTGATTCAAATAGAAGATGGAGAATGTACTCAACTCAATCTACATCTGAAATTTTTATAACAACTTCTGGAAATAATCTAAGAGGATATGTTTATGCTGATAATGGTAACAATATTGGTTTCTTAGATTCAGATGGAAACTGGGCAGTAAGAGTTGCAAGAGATGCTTATGTAGAATTAAGAGATAACAATGAAGTTACCTTTAGAGCAGGTCAAAGTGGTGTAGATGGTAACTATGGTACTGTTCAAACTCATGGTGGAGGTAAAGGTGGTTGGGAAGGTTACTCAATCAACGCAAGATATGTATTCATGTCAGCAGATAACAACCAAGTTGGTATCTACAATGATATCGATAATGAGTGGATGTTATATGCTGAGAGAAATGGTAGATTATATCTATATCATAATGGTGGTTACCAAATGTACACCGAGTCATATGGTATCTATGTAAGAGACCAAGTAAGAGCAGCAATTTACTATGACCACGATACAAACTATTACTTAAATGCAAATGGTGTATCATACTTGAATGATATTAGACCATTCATTATGTATGATAGAAATAATACTGGTTATTATGTAGATGCAAACTCTACATCAAGAATGTATAGAATTAATGCAAACTATCTATACGCATACGGTTGGGTTTATGCTCAAGACAATGTAATTGCATATTATTCTGATGAAAGACTAAAAGATAAAGTTGGTAATATCGAAAATCCATTAGATAAGATTTTATCACTAAATGGATTCTACTATACTAACAATGAGTTAGCAAAATCAGTTGGATATACTAAAGAAGAAAAACAACTTGGTTTATCAGCACAAGAAGTACAGGCAATATTACCAGAAATCGTACACCTTGCTCCATTTGATACTAAGTTTGATGATGAAGGAAATCCAATCGGTTCTAAATCAGGTGAAAACTACTTAACTATTGATTATGATAAGTTAGTACCACTATTAGTTGAGGGTATTAAAGAACAAAATAGTATCGTAGAATCACAAAAAGAACAAATTGAATATTTATCTAAAGAAGTATCTGAATTAAAAGATATGGTTAACAAATTAATTAATAAATAAAAATGGCTGTAACTTATAGTTGGAGATTAAAAAGTTTAAGAAAAGCAGATAAGCAAACATCTTACTCTGGTTCTTTAGAAACTGTTAATGATTACATTTTCCAAACATATTGGGAAAAAATCGGTACAGATGATTCTTTTCAAGATTCCGAAGGAAATGACATTGAAGCAATATTTGAAGGAGCAACACCATTTAATGTTTCTCAAACATATAATCCCGATGTATATACCCCTTATAATGAACTAACACAAACTCAAGTTTTAGAATGGGTTTTTGCAGAGATTTCTGGTAGTGAGGGATATGCGGAGCATATTGATTATAGAATCGAAAAAATGTTAGAGGAACAAAGACAATGGAACGAAACACGAATTGAAAGTGGTTCATTCCCTTGGGAAGAGTAGAAATAACAAACTAATTTGTGTTTTGAAAAAACTAATATATATTTATAAGGAGTAAAGAAAACAACATGGCATTAATAATTAACACATCAATCGGAACATCTAAAGGTATTACTGATGAAGGATATGTTCGTATTGAATCATTCGAGTTCAGAAAAAATTTAGGATATTTACGAGTATTTCCCGTATTATACATGAATTCTGGTTCTGCTGAAAGTGCATCTTATGAGGAATATGATGACCAAAGACCTGATGCAGCAAATGAAGAACTTAAAGCAAAGAATGATAATATATTAGAAATCTATAAGTTTGCTGTTACCGAATCAGTTACAAGAACGAGAGACTTCTCGAGAACATACTTAGTTTCGGAGTCAGTAGACATTATGGTACCAGACCCTTCAAACCCTGGTTCTGAGATTACACAATCAAATATTGATTATAGAAACGAAACAGTTACTGGTAGTGAAGATTACCAAGTTAACTTAATTTCAACGAATCCTATATCAGAAGTTAGTATCTATGATTTTGCTTATCCTTTATTAAAAGCAAAATTAGAAGAAAGTTTTGGTGGGGGTAATGTTATAGACGGATAAATAATTGAATTTACCTTTTGGGTATTTTCTTTATATTTATATGTGTAATTTGATATTAGTCAAATAATAATTTACTTGGAGAAAAAATAACATGGCAGAAAGAATCGTATCACCTGGTGTATTTACAAGAGAGAATGACCTCTCTTTCTTAGCACAGGGAATTGGAGAAATAGGAGCAGCAATCGTAGGACCTTTCAAACAAGGACCTGCATTTGTACCTACAATCGTTCGAACTCAAAGTGAGTTTGAAGATATTTTTGGAACACCCGATGGGACTTACTATACTGAATATGCAGTACAAAACTACCTCAGAGAAGCAGGAGTTGTAACTGTTGTAAGAGTAATGAACGAAGGAGGTTACTCACAAGCAACACCAGTTGGTTTATTAGCATCTGGTTCTGATAACTCTACTAAAAAATTAGTAGGTGTGTTACACTCTACTGAAAATGGAGATGCAGAAGTTGGATTTGGTACATTTACAGTATCACCATCAACAACTACATCTGGTTCATTTGTAGTAAGTGGTAGTGGTATTGGTGAAGTATCTTCATCTATTTTAGAATCAGCAGCAAATGATATTACTGATGTATTTGGTGTATCACCTTTAGGTTCTAAAGATGGATATACTTATGCATATTTTAAGAACGCGGCATCAAATGTTAACTTAGAAGTAGCAGGTGGTGAAGCAGTAACTGCATTAGCACTACCAACTCAAGAATTTAATGGAGGTAGTCTAAGTGATACTGTATCAACAACAGGAGCATCAGTTGCAAATACTCCATATATCCAATCACAACTTATATCTGGTGAGAGATACGACTTATTCAGATTCCATACACTTGGATATGGTAACAACGAAAACAAAAGATTTAAGATTTCAATTTCCAATGTAAAAGCAGCAGGAGAAGATGGTGGAACTGATTACTCTACATTTACAGTAACAGTTAGAGCATTTGGTGATACTGATAAGAGAAAGTCAGTATTGGAAACTTATAATAATGTAAACTTAGACCCTGCATCACCTAACTTTATCGCAAGAAGAATCGGAGATAGATTTATGACTATCGATTCTAATGGTAAGATTACTGAATATGGTGATTGGGTAAATAACTCTAAATACATTAGAGTAGAAGTTAAAGAACAAGGATTATATCCAGTATCGGCAGCACCATTCGCACATGGAGCATATACTAACCCTATTAAAACTACAACTGATGCACAATCACTTTGGGTACCAGCAGTAGTATTTACTTCAGGGTCAATTGGTAATACAGCAGGTTCACCGATTAACTACTCAGGTTTCAATTTTGAAACAACTGGTGTAAAATATGATAATGGAAATTACCTAAACCCAATTCCAAATGGAGCACAAACTGGTTCAAATACAGCATTCGCATTTGATGGTAATGTATTAAGTGGAATTGATTATGTAATGAGTGGTTCGGATTCATCTGATATGGTTAAGAGACAATTCTCAGTAGCATTCCAAGGTGGATTTGATGGAGGTTCTCCTGCAATTAGTAAAAAGTACGGAACTAACATCACAGCAGGAAACTCACAAGGTTTAGATTTATCATCATCAACTGCAAGTGGTTCGGTTGCTTATACTAAAGCATTAAACGCAATTTCTAATCAAGATGAGTGGGATATCAATATGTTAGTAACACCTGGTGTTGTTAGACAATTACACCCATCGGTAGTAACTAAAGCAATTGATGTTGTTGAAGCAAGGTCAGACGCATTCTATATCGCAGACTTTGGTAAAGCAGACGCAACGATAAGTGATATTACAACTCAAGCAAACGCAGTGGATTCTAACTATGTTGGAACTTACTATCCTTGGGTTAAGACAGTAGATACAAACACAAACAAATTGATAAGTGTACCACCATCGGTATTACTACCCGCAGTATATGCAGCAAACGATGCTATCGCAGCAGAGTGGTTCGCACCGGCAGGTTTGAATAGAGGTGGAATTACAGGAGCAGCATCAGTACTAAATAGACTGACTCATTCTGAAAGAGATACACTATATGAAAACAAAGTAAACCCAATCGCAGCATTCCCTGGACAAGGTATTGTGGCATTTGGACAAAAGACTCTACAAGATAAAGCATCAGCATTAGATAGAATCAATGTTAGAAGATTGTTGATTGCAGTTAAGAAGTTTGTAGCAAGTACTTCAAGATACTTGGTATTCGAACAAAACACCGCAGTTACAAGAGGTAGATTCATCAACACTGTACAACCTTACTTAGAAGGTATCCAACAAAGACAAGGATTGTACGCATTTAAAGTGGTTATGGATGAGACTAACAACACACCTGATGTGGTTGATAGAAACATACTTGCTGGACAGATTTTCCTACAACCGGCTAAGACAGCTGAATTCATTGTAATTGACTTCAACATCTTACCAACTGGAGCATCGTTCTCGGCATAACAAAAAAATAGATAACTAATATTTATTAGTATAAAAGAGGAAATATAAAATGGCAGAAGTATTAGAATTTAACGAAATGATGTTCACAAACTTCGAACCGAAGATGAAGAACAGGTATATCATGGAGATTGATGGTATTCAATCTTACTTGATTAAAACCGCAGCTAGACCATCTATCAATTTCGAAACTGTGAAGTTAGACCACATCAACACTTATCGTAAATTGCAAGGTAAGGGTGAGTGGCAGGATATCAATATCACATTGTATGACCCAATTGTACCTTCAGGTGCACAACAGGTGATGGAATGGGTAAGATTAGGATATGAATCAATTACTGGTAGAAAAGGATACGCAGATTTCTACAAAAAAGATATTGATTTCTATATGTTAGGACCTGTTGGTGATAAAATCGAACAATGGA